ACTCGAAGGCTATCATACTTAGTCCACCTACAATACCGATTATCGTTGTTATACTCATATCTAAATCCTTTCAGTTTTCCAATCTACTTTAAGTTTAATATTGAAAACTATTTCATTTTGATTACTAATTGCGTTGCTTTCTGAATCTACTAATGAAAGACTACAATTGTACACACTTGCACCATTAATTATTTGAAAATCTTGATAGTCGATTAACTTACTCTCAAGCTTATCTATCAATTCTGAGTACCTTTTAAATGCTACATCGTCATTTAAAGCCAACGTACCCACGCTTAGATTCGTCATTCCACCCAATAGATACGACGTTGTACCCGTTGCGTGCGTTTTTAAACCATCTTCAAATTGATACATGTACTTAGTACGTTCTTCAATCGGATAGACACGCGTTTGCGTGGATTTAACCAAACTATTCTTATTAGAATCAGCTGTATACACCTTATAAGCCACTATATTAGGTATCGTTAATTCATTCACAATAGCTACTATTTTATCTTTAATTAAAATCGAGCGTGTACTCATTTGAATATTAACCTTAGTTTGTTTTCTATCTCATCTTGCAAATCTGCTATATCATCGTCAAAGTACGCTTCAATAGCAGGCTCTAAAAACGGTCTAGCTTGTATATGCCGTGTACCCTTTTCGTTGAATATCGCATAAGGAACAGTCGTTCCAAATCTCAAGACGATACCGCTATTGTTAACCGTAAGTTCTTGAATAGAATCGCTTGCACCAATCGAAAACGAACGCTTAAGCTTACCAGTGTTTACATACACCTTATCCGTAAAGTTCCCTGCCTTTGGTCTCATTCCTAAATTCATAAATGAATCAACGTATAAGTCTAATAACGGAAATGCACTGTTTAAAGCCTCTGAAACCACCCCAGACACTTCATCGATTAACCGTCTAAGTGCTGGGATTAAGCTCATATCACTGCTATCTTATAAGCATCTAACCAATCAGCCACTTCATCAATAATTGGTACGTAATTCACCGTAGTTGTTCCTACAGGTGTCGACGTGTTCACTGAATCTACACCTAATGTAGAGCCTGTAGGGTTAATAAACGACCGCCGAACAAGCTCAAGACATAACCGCCCGCACGCCTCTTTGAGATTAGCAGGCATATCTGCAACAGTCCAACCGACTAATCCAGTCAATCGCAGGTACTTTTTCGGAGTTCCAACGAAATCATATAAGTAGGTGCCGTCTGTTTGAATAACTACATAATCAGCTACACCGTAAGCAGTCCAATCATCACCAGTAAGGCTGTTAGTCCCTTCTAGTGAGGTCAACGAAAACGGTGTACCAAAGAACGGTAAGCCTGCGAAGTACGTATACTGAAGTACGTAATACTCTAGGTGTTGTCGTTGCAAAATTGGCTGATTACAATAAGCCTCAATGCTCTTTGTAGCAGTTTCAATAAACGTAGTCAACTGAACATCGTACGTCACTTCAGCCGTTGCAATGTTTAGGTAGTTAGTCTTAAGCTCGTTCAGCGTTATCATTTGTTTTTTCGTTAAACGTATTGACCAGCGAATGTTACATCGGCACCGTAAGTAGCCGCGACTGTTCCTATTGGGAATGTACCGCAAGAACCTAAGATAGTCACCACGGTGAATTGACAACCTACTGTACCATCGGCTACCAGTGCGGAAAAACGTAAGTATCGTTGTCTACCTGCTACTGCTATTGGCTGTAGTAATAGAGTATTATCGCTTGCTGCAGTCAATACGGCACCGTTAAAATTAGCACCTGCTACATCAGTCCAATCTGAATTATTCGCAGACTCTTGTATTTTAATCGCTGATACACCAATATCAACACTTCCTACAATTACGAGGAATGTTAATGCTGATGCATCGAATAAATTTAAGTCGATTGACCCTGTTACCGTTGCATTATCCGTAAGGGTAGTGTTTAGGGTTAAGTCGTATTTGTTATTGTAACTCGGAAACATTTTATTTTATCCTTTATTTAATTATGAAGTACGTCGCATTAAAGAAACACCGCCAACACGTCTTAGTGCTGCAGTGATAGAACTTACTCCCAAATTGTAAGCAAGTAAATCGTGTTGAGCTCTGAAGTTGTATTCGATTAACCCTTCTTTTTGGAATATAAAAGGATTCAATTGCATGTTAAACGATTCAAATACACCTAAGGTAGCTACGTTTTTGAGATTACCAAACAACACCGTATTAGTATTGTTAGTATCAGTTAATGATAATTTATCAGTGAAAATAACTTCGTTACCATCAAAGAAAGGACGGCTACCATCTTGGTAATATAGTCCACTATTGCCACCCGCTCCGTCCATAAGCCTTTGGAAGATTAAAGCGAACGCAGACCTTGACATATACCATTTTGCCCCTGCTTGAGCTGTATCAGGTACCGCAGCTTTTAAGGCACGTAATTGAGCAAAGGTAACTGTAGACCATGCACCCGTTTCAATAATCGCAGGTGTATTAGCTAATGTTGTACTAAGATTTAAGAGAGCTTGAGGGATTGAAACGATACCACCTTGAGCAGTTCCAACGGTTCCAATATTGCTAAATACTGCTTCATCAGCAGTTCTTGCGTATGCGTAAGAAAACGTTTTCAAAATCTCATCAGCTATATTGACGTACGACGATTGTAGCATTCTATTAGATACTAAGATAGTCCCCGCAACTTCCTTCACTATCAATTCAGCCCCGCGTACGTCCATTGTACTCGCAGTGGGTGCAACACCCTCACCTACGTAATACATTACCGCCGCTTCTGGATTAATCGTGTTGATACCTTCTTTCAGTTGACTCATTCTTTGTACGTTTACTTCACGTAAGGCAACGCCTTGCTCTGCAGCAGTCGCCATAATTGTTAAGGCGATTGAAGGGGGTGTAACCAATAGACCAGCATTGTTAGGGTCTGTTGTTACCGTCGTTTTCGTTGCAAATTCGTGACCAAAACGCTCTTTGTATCGTTCGTTTTTAACTCCAGAAGTTGCCATATACTCACCAAATGCCGATGCATCTCTATCGTCTTTGAAGTACTTCGAAGTCGTTACCTTAGGTTCAGCGTAAACCCGTGCCTGCTCTACTGTATTGTTGTTGTTAACCTTCAACATACGTTCAGCATTCTCTAATTTCATTACTTCCAATTTTTGAAACTTATCAATAGATTGGATTAACCCAGTCACTTCAATATTAAGCTTTTCAGCTTTTTCAATATCCTCATCTGTTATTTTTTCAGTTGCTAACAACTTTTCAATAACAGCTGATTTTTCCTGCAATTCGTTTTGCAGTTCCTTAATTCTTTCCATCTTTATACCCTTGTATTTTAGTTAATGTACGTGCAAGCATTAGCTTTGTACGTCTTTTTTGTGAATCTTCTACATCAATTACTTCATCTATTACATCGATTGTCTTGGTCTTACCTTCTTTTTTCATCAAATCCTTAACGGATATAAGTTCAGTAAACACGTTTGCACCCCTTAACACTAAGGAGTATTCAACTAAATCAGCTTCTTTTATGATAGCTTCATAGTTCATATAGTCGTCGTTGATTACTTCATATTCAAGTAAGTACATACCCACGCTGAATTCTTGATAGACCTTATCGTTTAACAACTTTTCAGCCTTCTTGCCTTCTTCGAATTCGCTATAAAACTCAAACTCAACGTATAGACCACCTAATGCTTGTACTCTCTCTGGTAGTCTACCATCACCCGGTGCAAGCTCTTCAATAAATGTGGTCTTACCAATTACGGTTCTTAAGTCGTTCGAGTGCTGAAACAATACAGGCACGGAACCACCGCGGTTCTTTAATCGTTCGATAGACTTTTTAAATGCTCCAAACTCTATTCTATCACCTTGGCTATCCTTGACCGTGAATGTCGAAACGATAGCCGCGTAATTCTTTTCAACGTTTGTTATATTCGATATCTCATAACTCTTATTTACTTTATTCATTTTATAAACTCACTATAATTGGTCTTGTTACGCACCTGCAATTGGCACCCTCTCCAACGTTTTCGGCTGTTATATCCACTGGATACTGCATGGGATTAGGTTCACCTATTGGGAATTCATTGCCTTCAGCATCTACACCCATCGCTTGATATGTGAATGCTTGGTCTACGTCTACTTCTTGACCTTCCATTAATCGGTGCGCTGGTCTTACTCTCTTATCTCTTTGAGTAAACCATACTTTTTTAATCCTCTTACCATCACGTCTTAACTTCTTATCCTTGATGCTCCACGCATTAACCGATGTTTCGTTTGTTAAACGAGTGGCTAACGTCCTACTTGATACCGTTGCGTTACCCTCCACTATATCGTTACCACCTACACGCAGTTTTTTAATTACTTCAGAAAGATTACCGCTAGGTACTGTAGCTGATAGTACTTTAAGTCGTGCGAACAAAGTAGCTCCAGAATCACTTGCAGTGTTTCTAACAACTTCATCAAATTGACTAATCAAGTCATCTACTTCATTTTTGGTAGGAGTAAAATCCACTTGATTACCAGCCCAGCTTATTACACTGTTAGCAAGCTTTGGGATATCATTAGTAATTTCTTTTATGTATTCTTTTTCAAAAAAATCGGCACCTACTGCATCGAGTCCAACACTTAGATTAACATTAGTATCATTAGGATATCGTATAGCTAGTTCAGCTTCAATCTCTTCGATTAAGCTCTTACCTGCTCGCTTATGTGCCTTACCAAATGCCGTTTCTAAATTAACAATTACATCTAATGCCTTAGTGTAGTAGTCCATATTCTGGATAGAATAGAAGGTATCGTCTTTGGTTTTAATCGCTTCTACTTGCACCAATTCACTTAATTGCGAGCTATCCAACGGTGCTAAATCTAATACATTACGGTACTCATCAATCGTCACCACACGGCTTAAATACGCCTTATCATATATTGATATTAGTTCATTACGTGAAGGCTCTGTAGCTGATATCTCATTGAAGTTTGTTTCAATGTAGTAACCGTTTTTCGTGTCTGCAAGCTTATTTGTAATTTGTTCTGAATGAAGAACCCACAACGGTTTCATTGTCATCGAAATGAAATTCCTTGAACTATTCAGTAAGTTATTGTACGTGCTATTCTCTATCCCTGCATTTGATATAGCAAGCTCTGGAGGCACTCGAAATGCTGAACATATCTGTACTTCCATCTGCTTAAGCAATATCGGTGCTTCCAATTGCTTAATATCAAAACCTAAAGCTTTAATATCTTGACCTTCCTTAAGGATAATTATAGGTGCTTCACTAGCAGTATTCACAATTGAGTTTTGAGTTTTGCCAAACATTCTTGACCATGCACGCCTGAAGGTATTTACGTACGCTTCTTGCGTACCCTTCTGCATACTCCCATCGGCTCCAACTGCCTGCGTAATTGCGAACATCGGCGACATTCCGCCCCTACTCATCGTCCCTGCTACGTGCCGTTGTATCTCATTATACGTCTCAATTGCTCGCATTGCTGAAAACATCGGCGATAAACCTAAGAACCTATTTAACGGCTCTGTAATGAACCACGTTAAATGGATAACATCGTTACTCAAGTACTTACGTATCCCCTTAACTGAATTCACTTGATAACCAATTACTATTTCGTTATCGTCCTCTAATGGTGTAACCATGGACGCTGGTAATACCTTTAATGATAGTGCCTTACCTGCACGGTTACGCTCTATTAGTATGTAAGCATTGCCGTATACCGCTACATCTTCAGCTATCTTCTTTCTAAAGCTTGCTCCAGATTCGTATATGTTTGGTTTATCAAGGAGAAAGGTTATAGGTGAATTCTCTATAGGTTCACCGTCTTTCTTTTCAACGAAACGTGGTTCAGAATAGACCGTCGTAATCATCGTTATACACGCTTGTACGAGCGTATTACCGTAACCGTCTCTGATTATATCAAAGTCGTTTGGGTTCTTAAATAGATAATCTATTGAGTTATTCATTTTGGTACTTTGCCAATAATTGAAATGCGAATACTGTAGCGTCCACGCAGTCACGTTTTTTACCCAATGGGAACGAAGTAAGCTCTTTCACAAAGAAGTTACCTATATGCTTATTGATAAAAACGCGTCCGTTTTCGAACCGTGCGTTCATTGGTATAGCACGTGTGTACTTATCACCTCGAGGATATACCTTAAGTATAACTAAATCGGAGGACGTACGCTCTAATTCTTGAGCCATAGCGGCTTGATATTGGACTGCTTCAACGGCTATATACTCTACTTCGTATTGCTTTGCAACGGACTTTATCGTATCCATAGTCTGTTTAAATGTGAATTTACCACGCACTACATCAATTATATAGTACTGGTCTGTATCGACTATCTTACCCATTACAGTTAATGCTGTATAATCTGCACTGTCTTTGAGGCTTATTGCCAAATCGACACCCATAACAATCATATCGAATTTAGGAGCATCTTCATAATACTTCACTGAAGCTAACTGAAACAACGTATTTGAACGATGGACGAACTCAGCTAATATCTCTTGACGAAATGCGATATCGTCCATCTCTTTACGCATACGTTCAATAACTGCATGATGTAGGTGCGGGTTGTCGTATGAAGTCCACTTCTTAACGAACCAATCCTTATCGTCTTCATTAGCTCTGTACATATCAGCAAGCTCTGAAGGTAGCATAGCAGTACCAGAGATTATCATACTTCCATTAGTAGTTAAGAGCGTCGGCTGTAGGTTTTCGTTAATTCTAGCTCTTAAGTCTACGTGTGCTTTTTCGCAGGATTGAGCTTCATCAATTATAATACAATCGTATTCAGACCCTCTGGCTACTCCATCAGCTTGCAATGTTTTGAACTCTATTAAACCGTTTTGAAACCTCACCTCTCTATACGTTCTGTGAATATCGCATAAGTGTTCTATAGGTTTAATTAGCTTTAAAAAACTTAGGAAGAAGTTGTTAAGCCCTTCAGGAGCAGGCAAGTAATATACTGCCGTCTTTTGATTAATAAGTAAATAGACTAGGTAGACCCTTATTACCGTTGATTTTGCTCCACGTCTTCCTGCAACAACAATACTATTCTTATATTCTTGAAATGCTTTGAAGCACTCAATCTGTATCTTGAATAGCCTCGGTAGTTTTAGTGTCATCTTCGAATTCCCATTCTACTTTAATAGTCGTGTCTTGCTGTATCTGCTGCCTGTCGGTCTGTGATAACCAATTTTTGCCAAGCCATATCTGCATAGTCGTATCGCCTGACAAGGCTTTATCTAATTGTGCCGTACGTAGCTTTGAATAACCTGAAGACCTTTTAAGTGCTTTATATTCCCCAAACTCCCTACCTTTATCCTTCTTGCATCTATCATAGATAGTGTTTTCTGTACACCCTAAGTAACCTGATATCTCCATACCACTACACCCTGATTCTAACAACTTATCCACTATTTCCCAATCTATATGTACTGTATACATCTTAGTGCCTCCAACATCGTTCGTTTGGTGTAATTGCAGGGAATGCACATTGTAACCAAGCGTTTTGAACGACTTCAAGTTTCGTGCATCTTGTAGTCGTCGTAGTTGGTTGCGTTTGTGAATTTTCGCAACCAATCAGGAGAGCCGACGACAAGACAACCATCACCACTAATATATATTTCATTAAAATCCTTTTTGTGTTTCAAAACATAACCGTTTTGCTATAACACGTAAGTGAGGTATTAAGTTCTTCCCAGGACATGCAGTCGCTGATGATGGGAGGATACGATGATACGTAAGTATCGCCTTAGGATACTCAGCCTTAACCCATCTCAATACTTCAAATACTTGATTAAGTAACTCATCTTGAGGCTGATTAGCTTCATAATTACCAGCGAAACTAATACCTATACTATCGCTATTATGCCCTCTAGCATGAGTACCGACCGTGTGCAATGGTCTACCATAGTATGTTAACCAAGTACCAGTATTTGTATTAAGCCGTGTATATATATGATAACCAATACCACGCCAACCACGCGATAAATGCGATGAGTGTATACCTTGCACGTCCGTGCCGATAGCTCCAGCAGTATGGTGTATCACTATCTTATTAGTCACCTTACGTATATCCAAGGCTTTAAATTTTAATACTTCTTGTATTATTTTCATTTGTTTTCTATTCTAGATATTCTTCTATCCAGCATTATCAATTCTACCTTAACATTCTCGAGTATTGAACTTAACTTGCTTGCTTCAATCAGTTGGTGCCGTTGTTCGTTTTTTATTATACCTATATCACCAGCGATTGCGTTCACTGCTTTTTCTAAACTCAAAAACGATGTGTACATTGAGAAAGCGAACACACCCAAGATAACGGAACTCAAACCCAATACGCTCGTAAGCACCCACACCTGTACACCTGTTACGGTTTTTTGTATCATCGTACTTTGTTCTTGTTTTTTGTTTCTTCAACTTTTTCGACGAATTCAGTACGTGATGGATACACCTCACGATGCAATTTAACTGCTTGGTTTAAGGCTTCAACGATTGTAATTGCACTATTGCCGTTGTTTACGTTCTTGGCACTTATATAAAGGTCTATGGCTATTTCTTCAATTGTTTTCATAATGTTGTTAAGTGTTGTTGTAATACTATATATATCAATATAATGCATTTTATTGTAAATTGCTTAAATTATTTTCAAAATAATGAAATAAGTTTGTTTTCTTCTTCAATTCGTCTATTTATAACATCTATAAACTTACTCTCTTTCTCAATCAATATATAATTTCTTTTAGTCCTTATGCACGCTAGAGCAGTAGTACCTGAACCAGCACAACAATCTAGTACTGTATCGCCCTCATTTGAATACGTTTTTATAAAATATTCAAACAACTGTACGGGCTTTTGTGTTGCGTGTAAAGTATGTTCGTTGTGGTCTGTATCGATTTTAATTATATTAGTAGGATAGTTGGTTTGTTCCTGCCTGTACGTTGCTTTTTTACATTTTTGCATTTGGGAACCTTCTTTGGCAGTATTATTATTCAAAACCGTTTTCCCTTTTGAGCTTCCTTTTCTTAAACCTTGAGGATTGTAGGTGTAATTCCCTGCCTTTGTTTTAAATACCAAAACATCTTCATTTGCTCTTCTTGGCATACGTTTAGCCAAAAAAAAGCCCGTTGGTCTATTCTTAAGCCAAACCCAAATATGGGAATACCTACTATAATTAGAGGCGATTAAACGCGTTGTAAATGGCTGTGATGCTGTCAACACAATAACACCATTTGCCTTCAAAACTCTATAAAAACACTCCCACATTTTTTCTATATCTATAACCGTATCCCAACTGCAGTCAATTGCTCCGTATGGTAAATCGGTTAATATTAAATCGACACTTCCAGCCTCCAGAGTGTTCATATGCTCCAGACAATCGCCGTGTATTACTTTATTCATTTTGTATTATTTTCCAAAATTGCCGTAAACTCTCTACCTGTTACTTCGAGGTACTTGGAATAATGAATAACTTCATCTACATTTAATTCAGCACCGTTTGCCTTAGATTGAAATAGTCTATCGAGTGCATTGACTAATGTAGTTAAGTTACGTTCGTATTTTTCAAATAGTTCAGAATCATTCAAGTGACTATATCCCTTATGCCGTATAATCGCTTGAGTGCGTGCAACAATCGACGTGTTAAATTGGTCTACCTTTAGTATTTGTTCGTGGATTTGAAAGCACCATCGCCAACCTTCTGACTTTTTGACGCAACGTAACTGCTCCACTGACTGTATTTCGTTCTTTGTTGTTACTTCCATATTGATTAACTGCAACGCACTAATATTGTGTTTTTCAGCATCTTTTATATGTTTTTTGAGTAAATTCAAATCATTAATATCAACGTATTCATCAGCGTCAAGGAAAAGTATCCAATCGCTTTTAACGTGTTCTATTTCTAAAAATCTGTTTTTCATCGCCGAAAAATCGAGGGGGTTATTTTCCCCCTGCATCACGAACACATTTTCCTTTTTGTTAATTGCTCTTACTAAAGGGCTTAAACCTATCTCTGTTTCATCGTTTCTACGATTCAGAATAACGTACACACGTTCACCTTTTACTGCATTTATAAGCCTGTAAAGCCCTTCAATATCGCTTGGTTTAGTTGTTAACATTACGCATATAGCTAACGTCGTACGGTTATGCACTGACGTACTGTCATAAGCACCCGCGATTAATTGCCTTAGTTGTTCGTTCCCAAATTCTTTTATCTTTTCTTGTTCTTCAGTCATTCCGATTCTCCATATGTTTTGTAATATTGTTCGATAATTTCGTTTTGATGTCTTATTTTTTCCGTATACATCTCAATATCAGCGTCTAAATCTACACGTCTATCAGCGTAACAATCCTTACGGACTAAAAGCCTCCTATTTAGTTGTTGTTCATAAAACGATACCAATTTAGACGATTTTTCTTTTCTTTAAAACGCCACTCGGTGTTTACCAACTTTTTTCATAGTCTTCCTTTATTTTATCTACATCATAATTACCAATTTTTACCGATTCTTCGATAAATTCTAAGTATTCTTCTACATAGTGAGAGGCATACTCTCCTATTCCTAACGTATCCATTTGCTCCTTAGAAAAGTGAAACGTATAATCGTGCGTGTTTAATAAAACTTCATAATCAAGCACGTAAAGACTAAATATCTTGTTAAATATCTCAATTACCTTATTATCCGTATTGTTGTTTTTATTTTCTCTTATCCTCATAATTACTGTATTACTTGTATCTTCATGCAATATGTTTTCTTTTATTATTCTCATAATCTTCCTTGATTTTAAAAAATTGATTCGTTTTTTTCTTTAAACTTTGAAAAGTTCCTCAAGAACTCTAAGTTAACTACTCTAGTTCCACCGTTGTTACGGTCTTTAGCAATGAAAACCTTTGAGTTCCAGACCTCGTTTTTCGCAGTTTCAGCATCATAATAATCATCTGTATGAAGCATTATAACCATATCAGCATCTTGCTCAAGATTCCCAGAGTCCCTTAAATCACTTAACATTGGCATCTTATCCACGCGTGTTGTGAGGCTCCTATTTAGTTGCGATAAGACCAGTACAACTACATTCAATTCTTTTGCCATTTGCTTAATTTGACGTGAGATATCTCCCAATTCATCGTTTTTTGAGTAGCTTTTACCAGACCGTATTAAACCGATATGGTCAATAATAACCACATCTAAACCCTGTTCTTCTTTTTGCCGTTCCGATATTGCTCGTATGCTCTGTATCGTTTGGGTTCCTGAATCGTCTATCTTTAAGCTCCATTGCTTCATTTGTCTGACTGCATCTAATAGCGACGAATAATCTGAAGTTTCGAATAATTTACGGTTCAAACGCCAACCTGGTACGTGTGCAATCATTGATAAGAAACGACGATAAAGTAAAGCCTTAGGCATCTCAATGGAAAACATTAATGTACTTTTATTTTGAGTTTCGAATGCACGGATTAGGTTCATTGCAAACGCAGTCTTACCCATCGATGGACGCCCTGCTAATATGGCATAGTCTGTAGGATTAAAGCCAATAATGGCATCATCTATTGACTGGTATCGTGTTTTAATTGTATGGTTTACTTTGCTTTGGTGCAATTCGTCGTAAGCTCCTTGAATATCTGCCATTATTGCAGATAGCTTTGGTATACTCGTAATCGCTTTAACCTTCTTCATTTCCTTTTCAAAGAACTCGAGTACCTCCAGAGCGTCTTTTTCATTCGTCAAACGTGCCTGTGTATTCTGTACCAACTTCATTAATTCACGCTTTATTTGATGTTCTTTCAGAATCATACAATAGCTTCGTACCTGCTGAAATTCTACTAAAGATTCTTGATTCAATTCAAATAAATAAGATTCGCCAACGTGTCGTAAAGTCCCCATTTTTCGCATATAATCGATTAAATCTATTGCTGAAATTGTCAAACTCTTATTGTACATTTCTAATATGGATTCAAATACACTTTGGTTCTTTGGAGTGTAAATAGTATCCTTTTTAATCAGCTCAAAGATAGTACCACGGCTTTTTGAGTCAGCTAATAACGCTGATAGTACGAGCTTTTCAACTCCTTCATTGTGCATTACCATCACCATCTACCAGTTAGGTTCTTTAAAACTGTTTCTATCTGCTTAATCGTGTCAATATGGCATAGTGTTTCGTAACTATACCTTAATACGTACCAGCCTTGAGTGATTGCAAGGTTATATTTTTCCAAATCCTTCATATACCCACGCCCTCGAGTATGCCCTCCGTTTTTAAATATACCTCCTTCTACTTCTATTGCCAATTTGGCAGTTGGAATAGCAAAATCGAAACGGAATTTACGTAAACTATGGAACTTCAATTCTTTTGCGTATTCCAAATTTAAAGACAAACAAAGCCTGTCTAGTGCTGATTCAAACAGTATTAATTTCGTGCCAGCTTTTACAATCATTGGTAACCTTTCATCGCTTTTTTTAATCTGTTTATGTTGTTCCAACCAAGCACTTTTTGGTACTGTCTTTTATCGTTAGCGTCCTTTAAAATATCGACTTCAAGTTCCAACTGAAACGATAAATTTGCGTCTATTTCAACGGCAATTCTATCCCTACTACGGATAAGCTTCATACCCATATCGAGTATATACCATCGATAACCGTCTATTTTTATAACCTCTTTATCGAGGTATACCATATCTTCACGCCTCAGGAAACTGCACCTAACACCATCAACCAAGCAACTATAAAGCGTGCTACGGCTCCCACCGTCGCGTTTAAAATCTTTAATTGTCTTCTTCATTTTGTTCCTCTTATTCTGAATTAGCAATTACTATAATACTGTACTTCATTTTTTTATTTAAACGCTCAAGAACTATTAGAAAAACTTCACGCTCTATAGGACTTAAAAACGAAACTAAAAGCGTTTCGTACCCATTATAGGAAGAACTATAGTATTTGTGTTTGTTCGAAGGGTCAACTTCTTTCTGTATATAGTCGTCAAAAAAACTTTGTTCAAACCCAAACAAAATAACTGCATCTTCAATTACACCAATCGCTTTTCTTGCATTTTGCAAAATTTCGAAAAAATCAATTTCTGTACCAGTACGGTCAAAAACTATTTCCATCTTTTTACTTTTCATTTTTCTGCTTATTATAATTCAATAATTGTTCTTTAATCTTCATTTCTTCAGTAGTAAGATATCCCTTAATGGTCTCTTTTCGTCCTTCCAATCGTTCCAAGTGAGTAAACCCATTCTTCGCTTTCTTACCTATTAACCTATCTAGTCCTTTTTTTGAAAGATACCAAATCGCAACAGGGTGACCTTCCTTCCAGCATTCGCCGTGCTTAAACAGATTCTCAATCTTTATAACAACATCTCTTACGGTGCCGTCTTTTCGTTCAACAGTGGAGCTATAAGCCTCTACTTTTTTAGTCGAAAACTTGCAGAGCATTGCGATATAGCTCAACGTGTAACCAGTTATTTCGCTAGCTTCCTTAACCGTATATTTCAGTTCTTTACCCATACTATACCCTTTCTTTTTATTACATCAAATGTTAATCTATATCCCTTCCAATTATCCCTATTGTAGTCCTTCAGCCTTGCAATTATTTCAATTGCTGAACCAATATTCTCAAATACTATTTTCATTTTTTTACTCCTTATTTGTGTTTATATAAGATTTTTTTGTATATTGCCCTCGACGTGCTTCCCCCCGCTTCCTTATCCTCGGATAACAGCGTACATAGGGGGGAGCTTTTTTTTTGTTCCAATTGGAACGTTTAAAAATTATTTCAATATTTTCTTTTTTTTAACCGCTTCTTGTGCGTATATATGGCAAGCAACTTCACAAACTTTTTCGACGTCTTCAAAGGTAAAATTTGTAAGGTTCCTTAAACAATTAAAATAACCACCTACTTCCTTTGGAGCATGTTCTAAAGATGTTAAATTGTTGCTAGTGCATACGAAACTTTTACCTACATATTTAGGTGCGTTTTTTAAAGTTGTTAATTCATTTCCTATACAAAAAAACTCACCTGTAACCGTTCCGAATGGAATAGGAATTTCTGTTAGTTGCATGCAATTTAAATGTACATCACCAATTACATTATATAAACCATTTTCATCAATAGTGTAATTTCCAATTATACCGTTTGCTTTTATTAATTCTTCTTTAGTAGTCATTAAAGCCCCCATATTCCGTATTGTTTTGAAATCATTGAACAAAAATAGTTCTTTATTTTGATATATCCAAATAATACACAAAAATAAACAAAATAAATAATTAGGAATACTCAAAACAATTGTGTATACACGTACGCACGTGCATGCGTGTAAGAATGGAACAATTTAAGATTCCTTCTTTCTTTCTTAATCTTCTCACTATCTTCTAAGAGATTATTAACATAATCTTTAAGAGTAGGAACAAGAATCTTACTCATAGTCTTAGTCTTTCTTTCCGAAAGAATCAGATAGGACTGCGTGCGGTCAATATATACACGGATATTAAGTCCAAAACACTCAAATAAGGTATGTTGTTAGGTGTATTGGGTGTATAGTGCCTTTCTAAGACGTTTTAAGGTGTCTACGTTCAACGTAATAGGGTAATGAGTATAAGTTTTAGGGTTACGCTGTTACGTCGTGTAGTGGCTTTGTTTGACGCCTTAGAATTGATGCAGGTAATTAACCAATTAGATATATTAACTATTTAAGGTATTTAGCAATTCTTATCAGCTATTTAGTGTGTTTTTTTGCTGTACTGCCAATATGTCATACGTACTGACACTTTGTCATTAGTGTATGTGTATCGATATGCCACTTTGTCATTAGTATACTGCCAAAAAGTCGGTGGAAAACTTTATTAAAAATAATGTAAATAAATTTGGAGATGTCAAAAATATGTATTATATTTGTCTAATGATTTTAAATAACAACAAATAAGGAGTATCGAGATGACTGAATTTCAACGGATTTTGGAAGACATCGACGATTACAATATTGACATAAAAGAGTGTCAAGAAGAGATAACGAAGACCGTTAAATTCTTGAGTGAAGAAACGGACTATCTGTTATTGGACGATTACTTATCTCCCTTGAGTCGGTTACACACTAAATTAGTGGAACTAAAAAGGGACTTAATGCACTCCATTGGTTGCTTGAAACAGCTCGAAGAAAATAGTACTATTGAAAAAGAGCAATTTAAAAAAGAAAACGGTATAAAAGGCACTTATACTATCGATAGTAAAGGTTTATGTAATGTAATTGGTGATGTAGATTTGAGTTATTCGCAATTAAAAGAAATTCCTATTGCGTTTGGAAACGTAAGTGGTAATTTTGATTGTGCTGGTAACAGCTTAAATACGTTAAAGAATGCTCCAAAGGAAGTAGGTGGTTATTTCATCTGTCATGGTAATAATTTAAGGAGTTTAAAGTATGCACCTAATGGCGTCGGTGGTTATTTTGATTGTGATAGTAATTGTTTAACGTCTTTAAAAGGTTCTCCAACGAAAGTTGAAGGTAACTTTTGGTGCTATTATAATCCAACGTTTTTTACGAGAAAAGAAGTAGAAGATGTGTGTATGGTCGGCGGGAATATTGAAGTAGAATAATTTATAAACAAGGAGAATCGGAATGAAGAAAGTATCAAAAGAAGAGAATATCGCTGTAGAAGGCTTAACATGGGTATTGTACGGTAAGCCGTCAACAGGAAAAACATCGCTAGCATCGATGATTGATAATAGTATATTACTCGATTTCGATAACGGAGCCAAAGGCACGGAGTATAGGAACGATGTAATAACGGATATCACTTATTCAGAATGGATATCTAATAAGGACGCTATACTAAAGGATATTGATAAGTATCAATGGGTGATTGTTGATGCACTATCTACGATGATGAGCCAGATAGAGACGTACATCGTTAAGCTAGACCCTAGTATGTCTGACCCTAATAAAAACATGTCATTATATGGTCAAATCGGTAAGGAGTTCAAGGCTTTTTGCGAGGTGCTTAGGAAGTCCAAAAAGAAGTTATTGTTCATAACACACGAAGACTACGATTCAGATGCTAAGATGACTACATACAGGGTGATGGGAAAGATGGCACGTGCAATTGTAGAGCCTCAAGCTGACTACATTACAAGGCTCTACACCGAGTCTAAGCAACGTAAATTGATGTTTGAGTATCAGAATTCTAACACTTTCGATTTGAAAAACAGAGGCAATATTGAACCGATTGTTTTTGTTCCAGATTTCAAGGATAAACCAACATTCGCAACGGAATTAGCTGAACGACTATTCTTGGTTTTGGGAAAAACACGATTTGCCAATATTGAAAAATCTAACTATATTGGTTCTGTTTTGACGCAAATTAAAGCATCAAGAAGTGTCGACGACTTAAACGAAATTATCAACGAACTGGTTAACGCACGCTCCGATAATTATGAAATACTAGACAAAGATAAACAAGCGTTATTTGTTGAAATGAGTAAGGTAGCCACGGTGCTTGGTTGCACCTACAATAGGGAAACTAAAGTATGGCAATAGCATTTAAGGTAAGTCCAACGCAACTAGTTAACTATCAAGACTATATGAGTGATTCAATCACTTATGAAGAGCTTATAAAACGATATAGGGGGGATTTTATCCCCTCGGTTTATATGGAAATTGGAACGAAATTCCACAAAGTAGTTGAGACTAGTATTCCTAATGATATTTTTTCAGATGAAGCAAACGAACTTGCAAGAAAAACAGGCGAACGGTTTTCTTTTCACGAACTGAAGGTACGTAAAACGATGGAAGTAAGAGGCTTTACGGTGGTATTATCTGGTATGTGTGACGGAATGACAGGCGATGTGATTCATGAGGTCAAGACCCGTTATTCGTACATAAATTACGATATAGTTAGTAAGTATCAGAAGAGCTTGCAAGGTCTATGCTACTCCTACTTGTTCGATTGCTCTCAAGTAGTGTACCATATAGTTTGTTTAAAAAAACGTAAGGACGGCACGTATACACTTACAGATTATGCTGAAGTGGACGTAAACAATAACGATGCTGAAGCACGTTTAAGGACGGTTTTAAACGGCTTTATCGAGTTTATTTTATGTAATAATTTAAATGATATTTTTGAAATTAACGGAGTAAAATGATGACGAAAGAAGAAGAATTTAAAATGGATAATGGTATATATGGAACCTATGAGATTGACAAAGAAGGTTTATGTAATGTAGAAGGAACCGTAGATTTAAGCAAAAGAGATTTAAAAGAAATACCTATTAGGTTTGGAGTTGTGCAAGGTAGTTTTTGGTGTTACGATAATCAATTAACATCTTTAAAAAATGCACCGATAAAAGTTACTGGGTGTTTTGATTGTTGTAATAATAAATTGACTTCATTAGAATTTGCACCAAAAGAAATCGGCAGGAGTTTTTGGATTCATAGCAACAATTTAACGACTTTGAGATATGCTCCTAAGTATGTAGGTGGGGAACTTACGTGTAACGACAACGCCGTTAGGTTCACAAAAGAAGCAGTAAAATCCGTGTGTAAAGTTGGTTATGGTATTTACGTATAATAATTATAAACAAAGGGAAATAAAATGACAAAAGAAGAATTTAAAATACGGTTTATGCTGTGGTCAATTGAAAACGAAAGGCAAAAAATGAACCTACCAGCTGAAGCGATATTCCGTCTGGTGCTGAAGGAAGATGAAGAGTTTGAAGAATTATATACCAATTATATGGAAGAGGTCAATAATGGTTGAATTATCCTTCTTTTTAGTGCTACTTTCTTATGCGTTTTGTGCCGTGATTATATTCAAGTACAATAAGGCAAATAAGGCTTTACAAGTCGAAATAACGAGGCTGAACATTATACGCGATATGATGTTTAAACGTTGGGTTGACGATTCCGAATCTCAGCAAATAGCTGGGATAATTGAACGAAATATAAGGAAAAACAAAATATGAACAGGTCAAAATTAGATAGTGCATTTACTGCGATTTATGAAGATATCAAGAAGGAATTTACTAGCAAAAGTGGTGATATATCCATTGATAGTCAGCAATTACGTACAGTTCTTGAAAAGTACGGCATAGGTAGGGTTACATTCCATAAGCGGGTTACAGAAGGTAGATTCTATAACATCGTATATAGAGGTAGGAATTTCGGTTATGGTACAGCCGTAAGGGAACAAACAACACGTCCAATTACTATAGATGCACGCAATAAGACCTTGGAGCTTAAGCAGTTATCAATTAAGGTGAATGACCTTACTATAGAGGTCAAGAAATTGCGATTTATCTTAGATATTTTCGAGTCTAAAAATCAAGATAATCTAAATAAAGGTAAATTATCGAAAATATTTAAAATTATTTTCAGCGAGTAAACCGCCGTTTATGGGGGCTTTAGAAAAATACTTTGAAAATAGTTGTAAATATATTTGCATACGTCGAAAATATGTATTATATTTGTACAACTTCAAAACGAAGCGAGGCGATAACAACGAAAATATAAGGAATTACGAAGATGAAAAATGTAACATTTAACAACAATTACCACGGTCAGTCAACTCTTGAGACTTCAGATTTTACAGTATTATCCTTAGACCCTCAAAAAGACCACGCAATGACTACATTACTATTATCCTTAGTAAATTCTTCAGCACCATTTTTCGCCTCATTACGTGAGTCAAATGATAGATATAAGGGCTTAAGTGGTAACCAATTTGCGTGCGTTGTTAAACAATTAAATGGTCAATCAGTTGACTGGAGTAATGTAATGGATTTGTATACCGATTTGTTGGTAGCAAAATTAGACACGGCACGTGTTGATGTATCAACAACTAAAGATAAACTGAACGAAGTGAACGCAATGTTGGAAGCTAAAGAAGCAGTACAACAATCGGTTTTAAATAATGATAGTGACCTTGTTTTTGTTGAAAACAGACCCGATAACCATAGAGTGGTTAAGGCTTTTACTTTTGGAAATTCTGAGGCGGTTCGTTCTTCATACCTTCAAAAAGGTAAAGAGAAATATACATGGAGTGTTGATGGTGTTGCTTGCAATGTTGAAAACAAAAACAGACTTGAAGCAATGTATTTAAGATTGGCATAATTTTTAAAAGCCCTCTGAAATGTAGTAAGAGGGCTTTCATTCGAAAACAAAGGTAAATGATATGAGAGAAACGAGAGAAGACAAGGAATTTAGGGAAATGAGGGAAGTTGAGGATATGAAGAAAACGAGGGAAAAAACTACTGGTGAACAGATGCTTGTTATGGTGATGAACGGTATCGCAACAAGGGTTAGTCCGACTATAATGAAGAGAATGACAAATGATGAATTGTTTATACTAGTGAAAGCAAAACTAGAACATATGCTGGAATGCGATAGATATAGGAAGTATTTATCCATAGAAAAATTGGGAACTTACAAACGGGTCTATGACAACCAAGGGTACGGAACGTCGCCTGAACAGACTTTTGGGGAATATCTAGCAGGACATAAAACGTTTTACTTAAGTAAGGAAGCTTTACTTAAAGATTTTGTTGGTTTTTTTTTGAATTTCTCACGCGATGGTATAGATGTATGCGGCGTTCGTCAAGAAGTCATTTGTGTGGAGCCAGAAGACAAAGCAGCTGCCTGTTTTGGACGTTTACCGATATGGTTACAAACGGGGACCTATGCCTTCGAAGACGGAGCTGAAGCTGAAGAATATTTTTATTTTATAGACTTTGATGTGAATACACACAATTGGCAACTATTTGTAAGTATAGAGTCTTTTCCTGATAGTAATGGGGGGCTATTATATTTTGGAAAGGTTGGTCTTGATAATAGATATTAAAATACTCGACTAGTTGAATATATTCAAAGCCCCCTGAAAAGTAGTAGGGGGCTTAACTCGAAAACAAATAAGGAAAATACAACATGACAAAGCAAGCTTTAAAAATGGAAATGAATACCGTTGAACAGGTAACCTCAAGAAGCAACCGTAGACCGTTTAACACAACCCTTGATATGATGGTTAGTAAATTAGGTACCTTCCAAATAACAAGGAATATGGATAATAGGATATATAAAATCGTAGGAAGATTAACCGATGGTACAGCTGTAGTCCTAAGAAAATCCGATGCTGATACAACGATGTTTAACAAGATATCGGCTTTATATGTAGTTTTGACCGCAATTGAAGAAACAAAATAAGGAACAAAAATGAAAAATGTAACTTTGAATAACAACAACGGTGGTGAAACAACGCTTGGGAGGGGAGAAACAGAAGAATTAAAATGTTTAATTAGTTTCATATTGTTAGACCTACGCACTAAAATAGGTCAGGGGCAAAATCTTGAGAAATGCTATGATGATGCTCAATACTATTTGGATAATAATGAAATGTACAGCAACTATTTTAAAGCTGTTTTACAAAAACAAAGAGAGGAGCTGATTGATGGAAAAATTAACTAGCAAAACGGAAACGGAAACAATTAGTATCGAAGATTTAAAGCTAATAATAGCTCATCTTTATTACGAGTTTGAATGTCACTTAGAAAGCGGAAAAACAGTCCTTGAGTGCTATAAGGAGGCTCAGTATTATGTAGATTATAGATTTTATTACAGTAAGAGGTTTAAAGATATGGTACAAAAATGTACAACGAAAGTAGCTGAATAATGGAACATATATTCGACAGTTTGGCATCAAACGACGACATAACAGAGGAATCGGCACGGGGGTGTATCACTATATTCGAAGAAATTATACACGATTTGGAAGCTGAAATACGAAGAGCAAAGAAAAACGACGATTTAGCAGACTTATTCGAAATTATGGAGTCCATTTTACACGAACATTCGGAAATGAAAGACGTAGACTTCAGAGATATGCACCGTTTTTTACCAGAAAATCAGTGAAATACGAACGAAAAAGCCACCTTTTGGGTGGTTTTTTTCTATTAAGTATCGTAGGTAATTAGTCCAGCGGGCTTTAATTCGAAGATATCAACATATCCAACTACTCCGCTCTTTGTGATGAGTGCATTAACGTTACACGTTATAATAATTTCAAAATAACGGTCTGCTTTTGTTGTTGTAGTTAAATCGATAATCTTAGACCCTTGTAAG